ATGCACCCCGACGCGGAGGAACTGCTCCCCACTCTGGCCCTGGAGAACGGCGGCGCGGCCAAGTTCCTGTGGAACCCCGAGGGCGGTCTGGGCAACTTTGACACCCAGCGGGTGCTGAACAAGCCAGTGCTGTTTGAGGACAGCTGTGCCGCCCTGGGCACAAAGGGCGACATCCTCCTGGTGGATCCCTGGCAGTACATCCTGCTGACCAAGGGCACGGCAAAGCAGGACTGGTCCATCCATGTGGAGTTCCTCACCGACCAGAACTGCTTCCGGATGGTGTTCCGCTGCAACGGCACCCCCAAGGTGGACACCCCCCTGATCATCAAGAACAGCACCAAGAAGCGCAGCCCCTTTGTGGCGCTGGCCGACCGAAAGTAAGAGCAGGGGCGGCGGAGCTGTGCCCCGCCGCCCTCAGGAGATAAGGAGGAGAACGCAGATGAAGCGGATCGTGGAAGAGCTGACATACAGTGTGGTGCTGGCGCCCCAGGAGGTGGCCTCCGCCACCCACAAGACCAGCGCCTTTGCAGACGCCCAGAGCGTGCCGGAGATCGAGTTCCTGGTGGCCACCGGGGCGCTGGCCAAGGGCAAGAAGCTGAAGGTGGAGGTCTATACCTCCGATGAGGCGGGAGGCGGCTCCCCGGCGCTGGTGAAGGCGGTGGAGTTCACCGCGGGGGACGGGGCGGCCTACACCCTGGCGGTGGTGGACTATGCCGTGGATCCCGCCCGGGGCCGCTATGTGGGCGTGAAGATCCAGCACGACGCCGGAGCAGGCGTGGTCTGCGGCGTGACGGCGTGCGCCCGGAGCATGAGACTGCCCGCAGCCAACGCCTGGACGGCAATGGTGTGAGGGAGGCGGTCAGATGGCCATACCGGAGGAGCTGAGGGAGACGGTCTTTTCCTACTGCAAGGAGGAGGACACCCCGGACACCCTGGGGCCCATGACGGTGGCCTGGGACGGGGCGGAGGGCTATCTGGAGGGGGCCGGGGTGACCCGGCCCGCCCCGGAGTCCAAACGGCACGGCCTGTGGCTGGGGGTCATTCTGGCGGAGACGCTGGACCGGTATGACAACCGGGGCGGACAGGCCGCCGGACAGCTCCGAGACAACCCGGCCCACCGCCGGGCGCTGACGCAGTTGAAATTGACGGAGCCGGAGGCATAAAAAAGCCGCCCCCGGAAGGGGCGGCGGGTCAGGGCTGAACAGAGGGCTGGGGGCCGTATTCCCGTTCCATGGCGGTGCGGGTGACAATCCACTGCTTGCCGAACTTCTGGGCATCGACGCCCTCCACCAGCCTGCGGTAGGCCACCGCCTTGCGGAGAGTGCTGTCATGCAGGCCCCAGAGGGAGGTCGCGTCGGCGAAGGAGAGCAGGCCGTCAAAGGGGGAGGAGACCGGCTGGCCGTTCTCCCACAGCTCAGAGCCGTCCAGGTCGATGTCGTCGTTCCAGGAGATCCCATAGCCGCCCGGATCCGTCCGGACCTGCTCAAACAGGCCGGGGACGGTGCGGAGGGGGGCGAAGGCGTCTATCTGATCCAACAGGGGGGCCATGTTGTACTGCCTGGCGCAGCCGTCGGCAAAGTGGACCAGCAGGGCATAGCCGGGCAGCGGGGTAACGGATTTGATCTTGTGAAGCATGAGGAACACCCCCTTTTTGTGACCAGTATATCACGGTGCTGTAAAAACACCAAGGGGAACTTGTGAAATGGAGGGGAAACGATGATCCAGGCGGGAGATCTGCGGTGCAGGATCCAGCTGTATGAGCTGGAGGAGGTGCGCAACGTACTGGGGGAGCGGACCATGGAGTACCGGCCGGGGCGGAGGATCTGGGCCCAGATCGTGCCCACCTCCGGGCGCAGCGTGCCCCAGGCCGGGGAGGTGGAGCCCATGGAGGTGACCCACCGGGTGGTGGTGCGCAGCACCGCCCTGCCGGAGCTCCGGAACGGGCTGCGGTTCACCTTCCGGGGGCAGTGGTATGAGGTGCTGTACGGCTATCCCATCTACAACCGGAGCGGGTGGCTGGAGCTGTTTGCAAGATTGGTGGTGGATGACCGTGTCCCAGGGGTTTGACGGCCGCCAGTTCCAGCAGTTCTCCAGAGACCTGGAGGCGGTGGGACGGGCCTATGGGAAATCGCAGAAAAAATTCCTGCGGCAGGAGGGCAGCAAATTGCTGCGCAAAACCAAGGCCCGGGCCCGGGCGCTGGGGACGAAAACGGGGACCTATAAGAAATCCATCAAACGGGGCAAGGTCTATCGGTACAACGGCGCGGACGCAGTCCGGGTGTACTCCAGCGCCCCCCACGCCCACCTCATCGAGGAGGGGCACCGGATGGTGACCCACGACGGCACAGAGGTGGGGTTTGTCCGGGGCCATCATGTGTTTGAGCTGGCGGCCAAGGAGTTTGAGGGCCAGTTCTACACCGATCTGGACGAGTATTTGGAGGAGGCGGTGGACATCAAATGACACTGCTGGAGGTGAACCGGGCGGTGTGCGCCCTGGCGGAGCAGGCGGCGGCCCAGTCCGGGACGGGGGCGGAGCTGTCCGCGGAGGATCTGAGTCGGCCCATCCTGCGGCCGTCGGTGAAAATCGACCTGGAGGAGAGCCGGGAGGCCGCGGCGGTGGAGGACCGGGTGGAAACAGAGGTGACATTCCGCATCTACTTTTTTGCCCGGGACCGCAGCCGCCCAAAATTGGACAACCTGGCCATGCGGCAGGCCCTGGGGCTGGCCTTCCGGGGCGGGGTGCCGGTGGGGGAGGACGTGATCCCCATTGATGAGGGCCTGTCGTTCACGGTGACCGACGGCGTGCTGGAGGCCGCGCTGGAGCTGCGGCTGGATCTGGTGCCGGAGGAGCCGGCAGGCGAACGCATGGAGGCCCTGAGCCAGCGGTATACGAGAGGATAAACCCCATGCCGGAGGGCGGGGGACACAGAGGAGAGGAGTGATTTGCATGGCAGTGCATCTGCCCAGCATCAGCATTACATTCCGCCAGCTGGCGGGAACATTCATTCAGCGCTCCGCCCGTGGGGTGGCGGTGCTGATCGTGAAGGACGACACGGAGGGCGCGGGCGGGCCCTATTACCGGTTCAGCGACGCCACCCAGATCCCGGAGGGGGAGTTTACCGCCCAGAATGAACAGTACATCCGGGACGCCCTGGGGTTTGGCCCCCTGCGGGTGGCGGTGGTCAAAATCGGAACCTCCGGGCAGCTGGCCCAGGCCCTGGCCGTACTGGTCCAGAGGGAACAGACCGGCTGGGTCACGGTATGCGGCGGGGCGACCAAGGACTGGACAGACCTGACCAGCTGGATCAAGGCGCGGGAGAAGGAGGAGAAGAGCTGGAAAGCGGTGATCTACAACGCCTCGGCCCCGGACTGTATGCACATCGTCAACCTGACCAACGCCAATGTGGTCTTTGCCGACGACCGGGGCAAACAGACGGGAGACAAATATACCCCCAGCCTGGCCGGCCTGCTGGCCGCCTGCAACGTGGAGCGCGGGGCCACCAACGCCCTATGCGCCAACCTGACCAGCGTGGAGATGCCGGAGGACCCGGAGGCCGCGGTGGGAAATTCATCCTCATCAACGTGGACGACCAGGTCCGGGTGGGGGTGGACGTGAACTCCCTGACCACGGTGGATGGAGCCGGAAAAACCGAGGACATGAAATACATCGAGACGGTGGAGGCCATGGACATGATGCGGGACGACATCGCCCAGGCATTCAGGCAGGACTACATGGGCAAATACCGCAACTCCACTGCCAACCAGATGCTGTTCCTGGCGGCGGTGAACGAGTATTTCCGCCAGCTGGGGGAGGAGAACGTGCTGGATCCGGAGCACGACAACACCGCTCAGGTGGACGTGGAGAGCCAGCGCAACGCCTGGATCGGCGCGGGCAAGACCGAGGCAGCCGACTGGGACGACGGCAGAGTGCTGGCCACCCCGTTCAAACGGCAGCTGTTCCTGGCGGGTGATGTGAAGATCCTGGGGACCATGGCCGACCTGCGGTTCGTGGTCACCCTGATGTAAGGAGGAGAACGCATGGATCAGTACAAGAAAATCATGCACGGCAGCACCTCCGCTGTGTACATCAACGGCGAGCGGGATGTGCTGGCCACCAAAATCGAGGTCAAAATGACCGGCGATTTTGAGGACATGGCATTCTGCGGAGAGGACGCCAGTTTCCCTGAATACAACGGCTATTCCATTGAGGGGACCATCACCGACCGGAAATCGGACAGCCGGCTGGAGCTGGCCATTGCGGAGGGCTACCGCACGGGCATTATGCCGGACATCGTCATTATGACCTCCCTGGGCCGGAGAGGGAGCGCAGCCCGGGAGCGGTGGTCCCTGTCCGGGGTGGTGTTCACCGAGGTGGCCCTGGCCAACATCGAGGCCAAGAAGGGCGTGGAGCGAGAGCTGCCGTTTAAGGCCGTCTACGCCAAAAATCTGGAGGCGATCCGATGAGCAAAATGACATTTGAGCAGCTGCTGGCCCGGCGGGAGCAGCGGGAGCAGGACAAGTTCCGGGTGGGGCTGCTGACCCTCCCCGGCTCCGGGGAGGGGCTGGAGGCCAGGACCCCGGACAAATCGGTCATCCTCCAGCTGTATGGAGAACTGACGGCGGCCCAGACCCCCCTGGAGGGGCTGGAGTGCGGCCGCCACGCCCTGTACGACGTGTGCCCCCAGCTGAGGGACACAGAACTGCACGCCGCCCTGGGATGCCAGGACGACCCC